AGGAAGACGCGGACGAAAAATTAGTGGAAAAGAGAGAAGAAGAAGGATTTGTAGGCACAACTCGTTTAATACCAGAGTTACCAACCCAATATTATCTGGACACCGTTGAAGAAAGGTGTGATAGTGCTGAATATTATTCTGAAATCGCTGTAGGTAAAGAAGTTTATGTCGTTTTTAAAGGTTTACCAATAAAAGCTCAATTTAAACAAACAGACGCAACACAAGCTATATTTAGAGCTGCTACTAAATCAAATGTGAAGGTTCAAGCATTGTTTGGACCAGATAAGGTAGTTATTGCTCAGTTTTTAGCTAAAGGCTTATTGGAAGATCAAGCTGATGAGTGGTTTTATATAAATTCTGTTTACAATGTTCAGAAAGATGTTGTTCAACGAGAATTTATGTTTTTATTTAAACTTTTTGATATGGTAGCTAATCCTGAACCTGGAGAAGTTGAAGGCACTAAGGAAGGTGTTTGTCAAGGTTTTGATTTAGCAGGAATTATTTCAACAACGTGTGAGTGGTTATGTTTACCTATAACTGCAGCTAAAAATTTTTTCTTGTTAGATAAGATGCGTTCTTTTAACACTATTTCAGCTAGTGTTGTAAATTTTAGACGTTTTATGGCATGGTTTATATCTTTTATGCCTGAATGTATTAAAAATTATTTTTCACCAATGTTAGCAAAAGAATGGTTGAGTAAACAATGCCAAGATATAAATTCACCAGCAGCACAAGCAATGATAGCATCTTTGGAAGTTTCTGTGGCTGTTGAGAGTTTTATGGGAAATGATGTTATCGAAATGGCGAAAAAGAAAGCTACTGAAAAATTGATAGAATTTCAAAAACAATTAATAACTGAGAAAATAATAGCTGATTCAACTATTTTAAGATGGATTAAAGAACTAAAAGCTATAGCTGGAGCTACAGCAACTGGTGAACAGAGAAAGCGTGAACCTTTTTGTATACGAATATCAGGAGCACCTGGTGTTGGTAAATCAACTTATTGGGGAGCTATGGTTAGTGGTTTATTTAAAGGAATAGATATTGATAAGATTGTCAATTATTATACGTATTCTAGACAACCAGGTATGGATTATTGGGATGGTTATAATCCTAAACAACATAAAATAATTTTATATGATGATTTTGGACAAGCCGCTGATGATGCTGAATATCTAGAGTTTATAGAACTTGTGTCGAAAGCAGCTTTTCTACCTAATTTTGCTGATATTGATCCTAATAATGTTATGACTGGTTGTAAAGGTACTCAAGGAGATCCAAAAATAGTTGTTTTATTAACAAATTCTGCTTCAATTAATTCATCAGTAGCTATTAAAGCAGCTGGAGCAGTACAACGTAGACCGCATATAAATATTGATTTGGTAAAATGTGATTTTGGTAGAGTGGATATATGGAATTCAATGCAAGCTAATATTGATGGAAGGAGAACAGATGTTAGAATGCCACAAGAG